CAATTCCGACCATGTTGGTGGCAATAGAAACAGCGGGGGCAGTTTTGTCATCATCAGAATCATTGAGAGTGACTTCTACTTCCGGAAGAGTTCCTCTAATTTTAAGAACCTCTGATTTGCGGAACCTACCAGCGGTATTATAGTTAACAAAAAGAACTTGAAACACATCATCTGCTAAAGTAACACTTGCGTCTGCATATGATACAATAGTCGCTTCGACTCCAGTGGATTCTGCTATAATTTTTTTACCTAAAAAACTCTTTAAGGTGTCAATTGTGAATGATGTGTCCTTCATTCGCAAAGCGGTGCCACTCGATTCTGTTATTTCTCCGCCTCGAATGGAAGCACCCTCTTCAAAGAAATGATCAGCGAATTTTTCAGTTTGATTTTGTAAAATAGTTTGTAGTTGGGTTATTTCTCTTGCTTGAAGAGGAAAACCGGGACGAGACATGATCCGAACAAATTTTTTATCCGGGTCGAAATCATCGTAGTATGGGTTTTTTCCGTGAAAGTCTTTTCTGTATGATTTTGTCATTTTATCCCTTAGAAGTCAAAATTAATTTTGAACAGATCAAGTTGCTCTATGTTCCTTGTTACTTGCTCTATACCTGTTATGTATAAGATTTTCCCGGAAAAAATATCTAGTTCCGGAGGATCCACACTAGTAATATCTAGTTCTAAATTATTTACTGCCAGTGTTTCTCCAGCGATAAAACCGACAGTATCAGATGAAGAACCAGAAACAACTTTGGTCAAGAACAAATCTCCACTACCACCAGAGATATTTGTAAAATCGAGAACAATACCATTCCCACCACTTCCGCCAGTTGCACCAGCGTCGAACGGAATATTGATATATGGTGTTCCGGGATCAAACGAAAGTCCGTCTGTTCTACTGACTCCCAGTCTGTGTGAGCATCGGTACACTTCGGTAAAAGAAGAACGAATTGAGTCTTCTAATAAAGTATTAGTGACTTTTGCTGTTTTTCCTGTGAAGGTGAATCCTCCAGTATTTGGATTTCCTGTAAAGGTATAAACAGTTTCACCGTTTCTTAGTTTAGAGTTCAGTCCATCCAACACCACTTGACCACGGGTAAGACTAAATTTAGTAAATGGGTTGGTTTTTGATGCAACTGCTCCTGTGTTATATGATTCAGAACCAAAGAGATATTCTCCTTGTTTTGCCCAATCATCGGTAAATGTTTGACCTGCGGTTGCCTCTAGGTCTACAGTGGTCCGGACGTATGCCTCTGTGCCTGCAACTGTACCGGAACTAGTATGTCCTGCTCCAATCTCGGGAGACAACCATAAACCAAATTGTCTATAATCATTACCCAAAACTGCTTTTTGGTTTTCTCTTCCTTCGATTTTAACCAGAATCGAGAGTCTAGATGCCAACAAGTCAAAGATAGGATCTCTCCCCACCTCCCCTGTTGGGTCTACCACGGTGCTTAGTTCAGTAGCAGGATCTACGGTGGGAGATGCTGTCGCTGTTACTTGTGTGTAATTTGTACCTTTGTTTGCAACAACAACTGTTTCTATGGTGTTCGCAGCATAAGAGTGCATCTTTGCATATGCTGTTGCATTTGAACCATCTCCGGTGAGATTTATTGTAGGAATTATTTCGTAAAGACTGTTTGAATCTGGAAGGACACTCCACACTGATTCTAAAGTTGCCTCTTTTCTGGAACCGTCATAATCTGTAATTTTTCTAAATTGCCCTGCTCCAGTACCAGAGACAATTCTAATGGTATATTCGTTATAAATGTCATCTGTTCCGGGAACTCGTAGATCTAATCTTACTTTGTTGGTTGTGGCAGAAGTCACTTTGTGTCCAGCAGATGCTTTTATAGTGTAAATATATTCGGCACCGATAGTGTCTACATTAACTGCACTAAGAACACCTCCACCTGACGTATACTGAACGGCGTATTGTAATTGTTTATCATCAGAACCGTAAGCAAATGGTTTGTTGTTGTATATGGGAAGTTCTTTGATTGGTATGTAAGATGAATCTACGAAGTCTATTAGATCTGATGGAACTTTATACATAAATTTCCAAACATAACCATTGGAAAGGTATATTAGACTGGTTCCTGTTCCAACAGGTTCTTCTATAGATTTTTTCCCTCCACCATTTGAAATACAGACATAGACATTCCCATCTGTCGTATAAACATAAAACTTCTTGCTGGAGTTGTCTGTGGTGATCGTATAAGGTTGATAAATTGTTCCCGATGTCCAGTTAACTCTTGGGATCATCAAAGCAACATTTGAGTCTGTAAGAATTTTTGCTGTTTGTAGTTGTCTTCTAGTTTTTATCTCATCATTGATTGAGTTTAGAGATGTCGAGATTGCAGGAAAGCGGAAAGTGTCATCTGTGCCTGCAATAAACAAGGCAACACTATTATCCAACGATGAGAATTGTCGTTGAAGTTCCCGTGCGAGAAAAACTTTAAGATTACTTGATAGTGCTGTCATATTACTCTCAGTTTGTTACGTTACTATATTCAATATCATTTACCATAAGACTTATTGGAATATCCATCCAACTAGTATCGTATGTTATACTAGTATATATCTCACTATTAAATGAGATATCAACCAGTCTACTAGCACCAGAGGATTCACCCACAATAGGACTTGGTTGTCCTGCCCAGTCCCCTAAGAATTTTGCTAGGTCTGCTCCATCAACAATTCCATCATCGTTTATATCTCCAATACCTCCTGTTGCACCCCATTCACCCAAGAGGACAGCAAGATCTTGTCCATCAATGTTCCCGTCTTGATTGAAGTCGGACTCAGATAACCCTGTCGTAAATCTTCCGTTGTATACTTCGATAACTAGAGTATCTACTCCAAGATTGTAAAACGCTGTATTATTTCCTTGGTGATAAACTGAGGGTTCAAACGCCAATACTCTTCCTATCGCCTTCGGTTCGTTATATTTTTCTTGCCCAACAAGTTCTCCGATGCTATATGGTATTGTGTTTAGAAGAGTATCTGTAGATTCTTCATATGAGGATCCGTCCCGTGACGCATGGATATTGGATTTTGTAGTATTGTCTTCTCTAACTGGACGCATTGGAATTCGTACAATATCCCTTGAACCAGTTACTCCAAGGTTGGATAATCCTAAATGTGCTGGGTGACGATATACAATCCAGTAGTCTGCTGTTGCAGAGTCAGTCCCGACAACTTGAACAATCTGACCACCAGAGAATCCCCCGGAAAGACTTGTTTCAGATGGAGAAGTGTAACCACCAAAATGTGTCGCCCCTTGCGCCCCGGCGACGAATGTATTTCCTCTGCTTGAACCAGACGGGAAAGAACCATACAATCCTGCATGTTCTCCATCACTGTCGGTGGTTACTCCGATGTATCCGGTTCCGCCCAACGCACCTTTTACAATCGTGCGGGTGGTTTCGACTTGATCAAATAGGAGTGGAAGATCTTGTCCGGTAGTATTGTATAAAACTCTATCTGGATTATGTGTGTGTCCTAGTTCCGGGAACAGGTGGGGGGTGCCGCTTGCTCCTGAAGTGAGAGTTATTCCCGCAAAATCTCCAGCGGTTCTTCCGTCTTGACCGTTATAACCTGTTGGATAAAAATCGCTGTGAACACCACCGAGGGTAAAACCTCTAGGATCGATGGTGGTTCCAAATGTGTGTGGGAGGTAGTGACCAATGATTGGACGGAAAGTGCTTGTCGCATCTTTATCCATTCCTGCATCACCAGACATCGAAACTTCATTTATATATTCTGAGAACATTAAAGTGCCGGATGGATGCACCAATTTACGAACTGCATCAGCGAATACTTTTAGACTTTTATTTACTCTGATAATATAAGAATAATTTTGATAAAAGAAACTATCTTGAATGAAGGATCTTCCACTGATCATTCCAGTATCATCTTTGTATGTGTCTGGACCATCAGTCAATACTACTTCACCCAAAGCAGACAGACTAGCACCAGTCCCACTAAATGTTTCAAACGAAAATAATAGATTTTCATTTGCTCGATAAACTCCAAAGTTTTCTTTATACTCAAATCCCCTGATATCGCCCAGTGGTCCAATGTTGTTTACTTCTGCATTTAGCAGTTTGTTTCCATATTGATCAGAAACTGTTACATTGTCGCCCAATTCATACCCAGTACCCCCGGCAGTAATTTCTAAAGAAGCAAGCGTGGGTAAAACTGGAATTGTATATGCAGCAGAAGTCGTACCACTTGTGATAACCTCTACCGGATTGTTTGTGCTAAACGTACCCGAGATGTCCTGAACGGCAAGTGAAAAGAAATCTAACCCACCCTCATGAACAAAATCAACTCTATCAATCAATGCTGTTGCATATATCTCTTTGTTGCGGGGAGTTTTTTGTACTATCAAACTATTCTCTATTGATTTTGCTTCATCGATAGAAAACAGAGGGGCAATTCTAATAAATTGTCTATCATCAAATGTACTAGCGGAAAGTTTTAGAATTCTATCTTTTGGATAGTCGATATCAATCGTCGTGTTAAATAATACACGGAAGAGCAAATCAAAGGATGCCTTGGATCCTTTCGACCTATACATGTAACCAACATTTTTAATTAAAGTTTTTTCGTTAGCACCATCCGCTAGGGTATATGGGAAGTCTTTGATAAACGTGTTTCTAAAATATTCTAAAAACTTGTCAAGAGTTTGGTCAATATCATTATATGTGTTTAGTCTAACACCTTCTGCTCTTGGATTTCCGTGCTGTTCCGACCACTCATAATATGCCTCTACAAACTTTAGAAAAGTATCATAGTTCTCTAATACAAAATCAGGAAGTTGGTCTAATAGTTGTGAGGAAAATCTTTCATCAACCGCCGGTGTGTATGGGAGGCGATCAAATGTATATCCGTCAATTCTTAGTGGTAGGAGGAGTGACCCACCAAATACTTTTAATGGCATTTTCTATCTCCCATCAATACCCTCCACCAGAAGACGAGGACGAAGAACCGCCGCCTGACGGCGTTATCGGTGTAGAACTTTGTGAGGGGGTAGATTGTGCCTCGGGCGATGACACATAGACACCGGAGGTGGTTGATTCCCCAGATACCGTAATCGCTATCGCAGTGGAGTCATCACTATGATCATTGAAAAGAATTTTATCACGAATAGAAATGTATCTTTGGTTTCTCGCTGTGGCATAAATTTTAATAACAGGATCATCTGCTGGAGATGAAACTTGAACTTGATTTATACTCACAACACCGTTTACATAATCAACAGTCCCTGCATTCTGTAAAACTAGTTTTTTACTTTGTCCCTCCGTTTGAAAGAAAGAAATTTTACCAAATCCATCATCTTCAATAAAAACATCTTTTGTTATGCTGTCTGTTGGATCAAGATATTTAAACACATTGGAAGAAATAACGGACATGTGTCCATCGTGTGGATGCATAATTGGGTTTCCATATGAAATAATATATGAAACATCTCTAACCGATGTTGGTAATATTCTTTTCTCCATGACCACCGAAACAGCAGATGATGAAATTGCAGAGGAAGTTGCATCTATATCAGATAGTAATTTTGATATAGAAAAGGTTTGATCGAATTTGCCTAAATTATTATCAATATTTCGTATTACGCTATTGCGAATGGCAGAGACAACCGCATCGGAAGATAGTGTTGTTTTGGTTACATCATAGATGCTGTTAATGTTAAATCTAAGAAAAGTATAGTCCGGATCAATTATCACTGGTGTAATTGAAAGTGGTGCTTTTGTTTGAAGAAAATCTTTAACTTGAGTTTTAACAACGTCACTTACAAGTGTACCAATGCTAGGTTTCAGAGCAATGAAAACACTTCCGAAGGTTGGCGGGTCTGCTTCTTCTCCACCATAAACAAATACCGAATCAAATCCCGTAAAATTAGATTCAACAAGAGAAGAGTAATCACTTTTTGTAACCGCTCTATTTTGTGAAGTAAACGCTCGGGGTGCTTTAAATCTTATCGTATCCACTGTTTCTAAATCGGTGCCACCTTGGGCAACAGATTTAACTTCAACAATGTTCCCGGCATTTAGATATGTGAATGCTCTTGCACTTTCTGTTTCTCCATTACCAGCACCATTTGCCGCAGTCCCGGATGTGATCAAGTAGGTAATTGTTATTACGTTTCCTGACTCTAATTTTTTCCCAATCACACCATCACCAAAGTAGATCTGAAATTCTCCTGATGTGTTTTCTTCAATCCAATAAACTAAAGAGTCAGCGGTTATTTCTGTAAGATCTCCAGATCTAGACCATGTGTCAGTGAGACCGCTGGTGTCATTTTGTGAATTTTGAACTCGGACTTTCACTGTTGATATATCAACATTTTTGTCGTTTATTTTATATTTTCTATTTGAGTCTGCATCGGGTACAATGTAACTAGCATTAGATAAGGAACCTTCTTTAACTTTCAGGTTTACTATTGCGGGGGTGTCTGCACTTGTCCAGTTGATTTGTGCTGTGTCAACATTTACAAAGGTATATGGTTTACCGTTGAGAACCGTTGAAAATTGTGCGCCCGGTAAAAGAAAATTAGAATCCGGATTATCAAGTAGGGTAACATCCACTGTTGCAGTTGGTGCAGTTTTTGAATTTGGTGTATAACCAAGAGTCTTTGCAATGGAAACAACGGATGCTCTCTTTACTGCACTATCTAAAAACATTTCGTTGGCGACTACATTGTTATAGAAACCTTGATAATATGTGTTATATGCAAGAAGATCAATGAGGACCGCCATACCCGATCCCTCAAAGTCGTAGTCTTTGAATTCGCTTTGACCTTTAAGGAAATTCTTTAAGTTTGTTTTAATATCTTCAAACTCAATAGAGTTCACTGATAAGTTTTTTCTGTTTGTCGCCATTACCTTAACCTCTTAAGTGTTATTGGAACTAGTGTAGTTCTTGTGTCCCCGGTCATTCTAAATCCAATGGTCACTTCAAATTCATTTCTTTCTATCTGTACCACAACATCTACTCGAATTATTTCTATACGCGGTTCAAAGTTTCTTAAAACAGTCCTAATTCTTGCCTCTATTTCACTAGCAATAATTGGGGATGCTGGTTCAAAAAGAAGTCCGCGTATGGAAGAACCTAATGACGGATTAAACGGTCTTTCTCCAATATCGGTCAGGATTAAATTTTTTACCGCTGCTTTGATTGCTGATGCGTCTGTAAGAATAGACACATCATTAGTGACGGGGTTACGGGAAAAATTTAAATCGATGTCGCTATATTTTGTCATGTCTTATTATCTATACGTTATATTCCAGCGAGTCCTTTAAAATTAGGAGTACCTATTTTTCCTAACAACCGAGTTCCGAAACACGGTTCATCCAACATTGAAAGAACACTTAATCCTGTGGTTTTTTTCGCTATAAAGTCAAGTGCTGCTTCAAACTGGAGATTATCATCATTTATCAAAGCAGGGATACTTGCTTGAAAATCTTTTAGACCTGCTCCCAACCTAGACAGATCTTCAAGTCCTTCTACTCCTCCTGTTGGAAAATTAGTTAAAAAGTTTCCAACATCCCCATCTACCAAAGAATTCATAGATCTCATCATATCATCGCCGGGACCAAATAGACTATTAAAAATAGGAGAATAGTGATCCTCTGCTGCTTGAGCAGGATCTCTTAATGTTTCTTTTAATGAATTAAATTGTGATGCCACAGAATGTAAACCAGCAAGTCCGGGATACTCGCCTTGGATACCACCGGGACCATATGTATCAGAACCAAATGCGTCTTTGATACTCACTCCACTAAGTCTGTCACTGTGTATTCTAAAATCATCAATATTTGAATTTACTCCCTCTAGGTTATCTGCAAGAAAACCAAAAGTCGTCTGTGAACCCAATGGGTTTTCGGTGATAATGGTGGTTATGGTCCCATCCTCCCCAACGACCTCCTCAACTGATATTGTAATACCTGCGGACGCTCCTCCTAGATTATTAATCTCTGCAAGTGCGCCGCCAATCGCACCTTGCACCTCTCCCATCGCACTCTCTATGGGATTCTGGAAAGCACCATCTTCTGAACCAACAAGTTCCATGATTGCTTTTTCTGCACTACTCAAATCTAATCCGGGAATATCACACCCGGTAACATCTAGCAGTGGTCTTGTAAAAACTGGCATATTCTATCCTCCTGTAACTGTACTTGCTGCTGTTGTTATTCTATGAACACCACATCCTGCTTGGTCGCCAAGTCTCGCCATTGGTATTCCTTCCACATAAACACTGTTTGAACCAGTAACAATATTCACAACATGGATATGATCCCCGTAGGGGTGGGGTGCTACCATGCTCCCCAGTCGTGCAACAGGTTTGCCCTCTATAAAAACAGAGTTTGCTCCTGTGATTATTGTTCCACTACACTGGTCACCTACCCTTGCTGCTGGTTTCATGACACACTCGCAAATTCAAAGTCTTCGTTTTGCACCGCACCGAGGTTTCTTGTTCCATAGAACTTATACAAAGGAGAATCTCTCCTAATTCTAAAATCATCATTATCATAATCAACGAAGTCTGCGGTTGTAATTGCAATCACATCAATCATGTCTTCGTATGAGTCCATGTTGGAAAAGTTACCATTGGTATTGGAACCCATTGCTAATATCTGTGCGCCGGATTGTCGAGAATCATCTGCGTTCGCATCGATGCCATGATCCCCGCAGTCAAATATAATACAACCTTGTAATGATCCTTTTCCGGGAAGTTGCGAAGAGGCACCCGTGGCATCCACACCAGATCCACCGACTTTGCAAATGGTGCAGTTTGCGACATCTAAATCTGTTTTCACCGAGGTGCTGTCTTGTTTAATCCCTTGTCCTTTGACATTGAATATTATACAATCTCTTACCCTTCCGGTGAGTGCTGTCAAATAAAGTCCGCCTTGATCACCACCAGCAGCAACTGTTCCGTCACCTTTGCCTGCCGGACCAATAATTCTACAATTATCTAATGATACATTAGTGGTCGCCTTGACAACCGCATCAAACTCAGATCGAGCAGTATCGGTTATTTGAAACACACAGTCATGATAAGCGGCGGTGGTTATAGTTGCACAGTGGGCACTAGTATTTCTTGCGAGACATTTGAAGTTACAACCGACCCAGTGTTGTTGATCAACATCGGCAGTTTGACTTTCAAAAACACCAATTTGAGAATATGAAGTGTTTGTGTTTTCAAAAGATAGACATTTGTAATATGTGTTTTCCTCTGCATCAACCATTGCGGTATTTGCACTACACACAAACAAAGGATAATCTGTCAAGTCCAAAAAAAGACCTGATTCCTGAAACTTAGGTCGAAGAATATTTCCACTTGAATCTGCACCGACCCATTGATTTGGTTGAGTTGATGTGGGGGCAGAACCACTGAATGTTAACTTGGTTGTGCAATCATAAGTTCCTGTGAGAAACACAAACCGCTTGTTCGCTCGGTCGAGTCCTTCGATGTTCGTTGACCAGTCGCCACTGCTAATCGCAGGGAGAGCGTTGGCGACGGAACTACCAGAGTTATCTCCAGCACCAGCAGGTGAAATGAATACGTCAGTTAATGCCATTAGTCTGCTCCCTCAAATCTAATATATTCCATGAACCCTTGGACTAGTGTTATGCCGGATCCTATACCATCGATGTTCATGTAGATATAGTTGGGTCCATCAATAGAGTTAACTGTAGCAGTCGCACCGAACGATGACACAGGGGCATTAACGGTTCCGACCAACGCCGAGTTACTCACACCAGCAGACATGTCGAACAAATCAGTTGGTTGGATCTTTCTATAAGATGCAGTAATTCCACCTGTTATCCCTGTGCGAATTCCTATCTCAGTTATTTTTGCACCATATGGTATTCTGTGAAGTGCGGATGTCTTCGCACCGGTCCCGATACTAGATGATGCCTGAATTGTAAAGTGAGCAACCTGTGATGGCGTTACTAATACATTTCCAGTTGTACCGTTGACAGATGTTACAAGATCGTTTGCACTTTGTATATTACTACCATCATGGAAGGAGATACCAGCACCAACTACCATGCCATACTGAAATCCAACTTGTCCACTGCCCATGTCCATCGAGATTCCCTCGACTCGTTGGAATCTATCTCCAATTCGTCCGGTTGTCATAAGGAAATACATGCTACTTGTTGGACCTGATAGACCTTCAAGTCTTGCAGCACCACTTGCACCAAGAGCAAAGGTTGGTTTTGATCCCCCTAGATCCCCACCAGAGAAATTATACTCTGTATCACTGCCCTGAGTGAATGGTATGCCATCGGTATCATTACAAACCGGATTACTGATGTCACATTTATTTCCGGTATCCAAAACAAGACTTAGGTCGAAGGTAAACCCATCGTTGAATGAACCTGTTTCAACCTCATTTGTATTTCCGTCCCCGTCTGTTAAAGTATAGAAAAAGTTCCAGTTGTGTTGCTGAGTTACAATGGGAGATCGAGGATCACCGCCCGATGCCACCTGAGTAACAGTATATGTGGTTCGGATTTCACTGATACTAGAACCAGATGAACCAGATGCACCACATGCTCCCGTGTTTCCCTGTACACCTTGGGCACCGGCGGCACCATCATCGCCCTTCACATTTCCTAAGTTCGGAGACGCTAATACATTTCCTTCACCATCAATCTGGTCTACAACAAGATTATCACCACTAAGTCTTGGGTTTGTTAATCCGGCACCAGATGCACCGGTGGAACCAGATGCACCAGATGCACCGGTGGAACCAGATGCACCAGTGGATCCCGTGCTTCCTCGGGCACCAGCGGCACCATCATCGCCCTTCACATTTCCTAAGTTTGGAGATGCTATCACAGTTCCATCAGCATCAATCTGGTCTACTACAAGATCAGTTCCACTGAGTCTTGGGTTTGTTAACCCGGCACCAGATGCACCAGTCTCTCCAGATGCACCAGTGGAACCAGATGCACCGGTAGCACCAGATGCACCGGTAGCACCAGATGCACCGGTGACACCATCGACACCTTTTGATGACTTACTAATCCGCACCAGTTGACCATCACTAAAAGTACCAACATTTCGGATGGTCTGAAAACTGATAAGACTATAAACAGCAGGGTCTGCACTAGCATCGAGCGTGAATGCATTGGTAGATGCTTGAATTATTTTTTCAACAGTGAAATCCTCACTTGTGATAATAATAATATCATTTTTAGAAATACCTGATGACAGAATCGGGGTGGCGACACCATTTTTATCTTTGTCTGTAATTTTAAATATTGAATCGAGGTGGACTTCACCATTTGCATCAACATCACCCGCCGTGGTTTCAAATATATACGGCGCACCGGCGGGAAGACCCTGATCTCCCTTCACACTTCCTAAGTTCTTGGATATTGATACATTTCCTTCACCGTCAATTTGATCTACTAAAAGATCATCACCACTAAGTCTTGGGTTTGTTAACCCGGCACCAGATGCACCAGTCTCTCCAGATGCACCAGTGGAACCAGATGCACCGGTAGCACCAGATGAACCGGTGTTACCTCTAGGACCAGAGGCACCATCTTTTCCAGATAATCCAGCGGTCGCCCCATCGGACGTAGTTCCATCAGAGGCAATGTTTGTAATTGTTAAAATCGGAACACCCTCTGCGTTCGGTGTAATTGTTACCTCGACACCCTTACCATCGTCACCGACCACTTTGTCATCGCTGATTGTGGTTGTAGTCCCATCGCCTTTAGTTTGAGTTACAACTAGGTTGTCCCCGTCACGAACAGCAGATATGCTATCGCCTTTGACAACGCCAAGGTTTACTGTTTCAGTTTCTCGAATATCACTCTCTGTTGGTTTATCAAGTTGAACAACCAACTCACCATCGACAATGTTGAGTTCAGAAATACCGGCACCGTCTTTGCCATCCTCACCCTGTAGACCTCTTTCAAATTCACTAACCAATGTGGTGTCGGTTCTATTAAAAGCAACTAATTGGGTTGTGTTGTCGCCCGCACTGAAATTTTTAGGAGGAACTCTTTCTGCAAGCGGTTGGGTTTCTGTCAGATATGCATGAATGTCTTCGATGTTGTCCTCTAGAAGTTTAGCAATTTGATCTGTTACATCTTGGAGTTCACCAAAAACTTCTACGCCGACAAAATCTAATTCTATACCCGCATTACTTGCGTTTGTCCTGTTTCTCTCTATTTCAGCATCAGAGAAATATCCTGCGCCATCGTATACTGTCCCTGCATATGATTCACTACCGCTTATGTCTAAGTTAAATGAGAATGGATCAATCGACCTGCCCTTGGCAGCATCTCTTTTTTTCTTTACTCTTTTTGTAAATCCATAATACTCAAAGGGTCGAATCGCACCACTCGCACTGCCAGAACGAAGTGTGTCAGAGGATCCGGAGGAATCTCCCTCGTTTGCCAGTGGATTGAAATCAATCGACCTACCCTTGGCAGCAATTCTTTTTTTCTTTTTTCCCTTTGTGAATCCATAGAACTCAAAGGGAATAAGTGTGCTTCTGTGAACTGGGGTATCATAGTAGTGCAATCGCAGAAAGATTCTACGAATTCTTAGATCACGAATGGTTTGTTGTACTAACTCGTATGCCATATCAATTCAACCTAATTGCATTTCCTTGAACGGTCACGTTTGACCCTGCGGTTATTTTTACCTCTCCGCCTGCATTCATGGTGAGATTTCCACCGACAATGTGTTCAGCGTTACCATCAACCTGAAGAGTACAATCTTGTTTTGTGTAGATTGCGGAGTTTCCTTCTACAGTAATATTTAAGTTACCTTTAACATGAAGGTTGTTGTTTTTTATGACTGCCTCATACTTGTCGCCAACAATTTTTATAACTTGTTTGCCATCTGGATGTACTTCCTCGAATGTGCCTGACCTATGATATTTATGCAGTCTCTCTGCACCCGGAGTGTCATCAACTTCATGGAGGTGACCAGACTCGGACTGCTTAACGTGGTTGAATGGGTATTTTGCGTCGAATGGTGTCTCAGGTTCCTCGACTTCCGATCCCCCACCGACACCGCCAGCGAGAGTCATCTTATCGATATCACCTTTTTTCTTTTCGACAACAGTTCCCTCTTCTTCTCCCCGAGCAACTTTGTTTGTATCTGGTTCTTGTAGTAAACTTTCAATTGGATAGAATCCGGATGGATCATTGAACCCTTCATTTGGATTTGCTTTTTCTAAAGGTACTCCTCCGAGAGTCCCAAGTATCATTGGTTCCTGTGCAGAATCTCCATCACGGAAAAAACCAAACACCCACGTTCCCTCTACAGGACCGATTGGTGTTTCACCGATCCCATTCATCGCAGCAGATGTAATTGGTGATACGGGATATGCCCAAGGGAGATCTTCACTTGGGAGTTCTTGTTTATTTTCAGTATGAAAACCTAGACAACGAACCTGTACACGACCCAACATCTCCGGGTCATTTCTATTTTCAACAACACCTTGAAACCATATAAATCCATTTTTACCTGCAAAAAATTCCATTATCTTTTCTCCACCATATTCGATTCGCTCTGATCACTAGTCCCCATGAAGGTTGATTTATCAGCGATGGGTACTTCATAGGAGTTCTTTGCTAACATCAAAGTATTGGTATACCCATCGGGAGTTAAGGTGTGACGTAAAGTTGTTATTAAAAATCTACCGCTCAACCTAGAGTCATACCATTCTGTGTCTGCGGAATCAACGGGCGATGCCTTGGGACTAAAAAACTCAACAACACTACCCACCCGCAACAGAGAATTTCCAGAAACACTTATTCTTATTTTTATTGTGTCCATAAGAAGTCTTGAGGACATTACTCGTTGCAACCAATCCTCTTGGTTTTGCACGTTGGGAAAATTGGCACCCATCAATCCTGTTTGTTTTGTTGTTAAATTAAAACTAGTGTCGGGTGATGTTGTGTATATGCTATCGTTCTTCGTCACACGGTTATCCGTCAAGTACCTTACATTTGTATCTTTGTTGTAATTGTATACTTTTTTTCCCCACTGCTTTGTGGTAACATCGTGTTGATATAGAACCGATGAAAAAGCACCCCCCATGTGTTCTTTTAATTTTTGGTTGTTCTTTATAAGTGTGATGTTTTTTACGTTTGTAAAATCTCTAGACAGATCTGCATTTTCTTCATCTCGTAAACCCACAGGAACCTGAAAATAAGTGATCATGCTTTCAGAGGAACATAATTGACTTAACGTAATAAATTTATGCCCATCCACTGTCTCGAAAAAAACATAATTTGTCTCGTCATTTTTTTTCTCGGGAATTGCTCGGAGTGCCAACCACTCTAAAGTTTTTAGTGGAGTCCATCTGGGAATAACAAATTTTTGTTCGTTCTTGGTTGACTGTGCTTCTAGATCTCCGCCAATATATTCACTGTAAATATTTTTTGCAATATCACTTATTTTCCCTTTAACTGATTTTGATATTCTTTTTGATTTGCTTATGGGAACTGTTGGCGAAACAAAACGTAACCGGTAAACCTCACCCCTCTCATTTGAGGATCGAACCCGATCCGTAACTTCGGCAACATAAAATTTTAATTTTATGGGATCAGAGTCGATACCGGGTGTACGAAATTCAACATGCAGCGATTCGTGTCCTGATATTGGAAATGTGTTTAGTAGATCCACTCCATCTTTAATTAAAACAGAACCAGAAATAGCAGTGGTATCAATGTCCTCGACAAAAGTAAAGTTTTGATATAGTGGTTTTAAATCAACCTTACCCCCAGAGTCACTTTCAAGAAAAAGAGAAATTAACTCAAAGTCATCTTTTTTTGTATACTCATCACTCGGGGAAAGTGTTGGTTGTATATTAATATCAGACATTATGTACTAAGAACCTCTCGTAATTCTCTCACAACATTTTCTAAAAGTTCTGGACTAAGTAATTTTAATTTTCTATTTAATTCATTCTTGCCGAACTCATATTCTTCGTTGGTAATGATATAATTTGTATCATTGTCGTTGATATAATTTTCTAATACAGTTTGTGTCACCCCGACAGGAATGGAAGAGAAACCATCACCAGTCTGACCAAGTGGAACTTGGTTTCCTAGATCATCGGGAGGAGTTGCCATTGGATTGAGTGTGATGTTATCGTTTTCAAAATGATGAAGTGCATAGCGACTATCGATCACCTTGCGAACTTGTCCACGAATTTCTGTATTATAACCACGGACAATAACATCTCCGGGTGTAATTGTTCCTTCCAATTGATAAAGTTGAACTGCGGAAAGTTCTGGAATATACTTTTTAATAATTCCCAGCACCTTGTCTTGCCCCATGTCTTTGTAACTATTTCTTTTCCCAAGGTATAGGGTTATTGTATCTCCCTCCGTGAAAGTTTGGACTTCAGATCCTGCTCCAAGTGGATGTTTAAAAAATTCTTGAGTGATACCTTCGGGAGAGAGAAACAAGGTTTTTGATGGATATTTTTTATCAATAAACGAGTCCAAAGATCTAGATCTTAGTGGGAAAGAATATTGGGGATCTGTTAGATCATTAAACAACAACACCACCCAAAAATATTTTTGATCACCATACACTTCGAGTGCGACTTGTTCCGGTGTTGTGCCTTCTTTGATGTCATATAGAAGAAAACTACCCGCTGATTCTTTTACTCTATCAGAAAAACCAACACGAACTAAAATGTCTTGAATTTGTTCAAGTTGACCAGATGTTGGATATTGTAATAACGGAAAATTTTTAAAGTACATCAGAATCCATCCTTGACATGTTGTCTTGTAATATATTCTGCTTCCTTGAAGGAAAGCGATAAAGTAATTTTAGGAGGCATTCCATTTTTGAATGCGTAGTAAACATCATCCGGGGTATAGTTCGTGCTAATTGAATCTAAGAAACAACGACTTAACTTAGGAATTACTGGATTGTCTCTCACAGTTCCTTCTCCTGTTTTATCAAATGTTCTGTATTTGATTTCAAACTCAGAGGGAAACTGAAAGAAGGCACTGTTGGCAGACAATTCAGGGTAGGCATGGAACCGAAAAACTTTAATAATTTGTGCTACGGTTTCCGCCTCTTCTACATTTCTGGGAATGAATACGAAGTTGAAAGCAAAAGTTCTCATATCAATTCCCTGAAATATTTGTTCTTTTCGTGGATTCATGACAACACCAAGTTCAGCAGAAATTGCTGTCTCAGTGTTTAATGATTCTTGCCCCAGCACCCCTGCTGCCTTGTCTGCCGCACCCGCTAATTTTTTCAATGCTCCGAGAGCAACGGTACTGGTGGTTGCAGAAGCACTTGATAGATTTTTTAATCCAGCAAACGCCGTTTCTTCGTATTTCATGGTATCTTTATATTCTATCCCACCGGGAACATAAAGAAAAACAGAATCGTTGGTTGTCTCTGTTGCCTTGGAAAGTCTAGTATCATTTAGAACAGTCTCAGGTTCTCTGGCGTTATCTCCAAAGTCAAGAAACTTATCAATTTCTTTTTTTGCCTGAACGACCTCGCCTTCGGTTTCGTTCGTTTGCTCTGTTCCTGTTGCCTCTTGTTCACCAAAACCAAGTGCGCCCTTTGTTTTCTTTACCAGACTACTTAACCCACCATTTTGTTTAAAGAAAATTCTAAACTCCAACCAATTTATAATTCCATTGGTGTTTTCTGCGTTTGGATTTTCTGCTGCCAAGAGGTCAGATGGATAATAAAGTGGAGTCCCATTTGTTATGGAATTCATAGATCCACTTCTTCTGCTGCTGCTAAATGCATTATCAACAGTTGCTGCTGTTCTCTCGAATATATCTCCACTAGATGCTTGTGGGGTTTCTTCTGCCATGTTTTGCTCCTAGATATATGTATATGGCATATAAAGGAAAATACAAACCATCTCGCCCAGATAAATACCAAGGAGATCCTACAAAAATCACCTACCGTAGTCTCTGGGAGAGAAAATGTATGAAACTCTTTGATGATAACCCCAATGTTTTAACATGGGCATCCGAAGAGATCTGTATACCTTATGTATCTCCTGTGGATGGAAAAAAACACAGATACTACCCAGACTTCATGGTAGAACTTCGCAACAAGAGTGGAGAAATTGAAACTCTTATGATAGAAGTAAAACCTCTCAGACAAACTAAAGAACCAAATAAACCCACCAGTGGTAGGATCACCCGTAGATACATGACTGAAGTAAAAACATACGCTATAAATAATGCAAAGTGGAAAGCAGCAGAACAAGTATGTCGTGATCGTGGGTGGTGTTTTAAGATCATCACAGAGAAAGAAATATTCTGATGTTGTTCGAGGAAATTAAGAAAGTTGCTCCACCCCTCTCATCGTTTCTGGAGAAAGTCGCTCCTGAACTTCGGGGAGAAGAGGTTGCCATAAGAAAACCAAAATCAATTCCACGATCAATTAGATTTGTTGGTAAGTGTTATTTGTTCCAGTATAGAAATCCTGTTGGCAAGGGTACGCCGGATTTGCCATACTTTCATCTTTTTCCAATGGCAATTAATTTAGAACAAAGATCCAACACGATGCTTGGTCTGAACCCATTCTACCTCCCACCAGAACTACGAAAAGATCTTATAGAGAACCTGATAGGTCGTCTTGATGGAGATATTGAAGACGAAGATTCAAGATCCAAAATAACTTACAAAACTATTGCTAAATATAGAAGGAGTATGCGTCATGCGTTTCCTTGTATTAAGCAATACAGACACAACCTGATGGGTTCTGCTGTTATAGAAATGAAACCCTCATTGTGGCGTGAATTTTATCTTGGTGATATATCTAAAAAGTTTGAAACTTTCTTTCGAGGAGGATCGCCACGAAGTGTCTGGGCGGACAGTAAACGAAAGAGCATTGAAGAAGCAAAAAGGAAAAAATAATTATGAGCAACAAACAAACCAACCCTCTCACTGACTGGGAAATTCCTACTATCTGGGAAATTATTGATAGAATGGAGTTTAAATATTTGTTGGGTGAAGAGAAGAAACCAGAGCGTCCGGCAAAGAAGAAAAGAAAATACACGAAAAGGAGTAAGAAAAAGTCATGAGCATGTTTGGGTTTAACGTCAACAAATTTATGTCCGAAATTGGAAAATCGGGTGTAGCATATCCACATCGTTATGAAATACTTTTTGGATCAACCCGGCAGGGGACACAGTTGTTTGATCGTGGAACCAGTGAAAAATTAAATGCTAGACTTGAATCTGTCTCTCTCCCCGCTAGTGTTATTGGAAGCAGTGCAGTAAAACTTCAAGGGATCGATAGAGAAATGCCATACGGTAGACTCTACGAGGGAGATCTTACTATGGTTTTTCTAGAGGACCGAACCTTTAATGTTAGAAAAACATTTGAAGCGTGGCAAAGATTGATAATCGACGAGGAAACTTTTCATTGTGGTTACTATGATGAATATGTGTGTGATCACCTCGATGTTACAATGTCCGACCTCAAAGAAAAAGAAGTTTACAAGGTTCGTCTTTTTGATTTGTTCCCCAAGTCAGTTAATGCGGTAGAACTATCAGCAGCAGGGGAGGCACTTGTAAAAACAGAAGTTGCTATTTCGTTTAGACGCTGGGTCAGTAATCCAGAAGAGTCCAGTGGTGGGCAAAATGAAACAATAGCAGATACAGGACCAAACAATCCACCAAGACCACCAAGACCACCGAGGACCACTGGGTTTTTCGGTTAAATTATTTTGAAAGAAGGATAAAATATTATGGCATTACCAAAGGTAGAAACACCAACATACAAACTAAAGATTCCATCCACAGGAAAAAGTGTAAATTACAGACCTTTCTTGGTCAAAGAAGAGAAACTTCTGATGATGGCGAAAGAGGGTGGCGATACATCCCAAATGGTGGACACGCTAAAGAAACTAGTTTCGGCGTGCATCGAAGATGATATTGATGTAAATTCACTGACAACATACGACATCGAGTATATTTTCTTGATGCTTCGAGCAAAATCTGTCGGAGAAGAGGTTGAGGTGCTAGTCACCTGTGAGCATTGTGGTGCAAAAACGCCAATGTCTTTGATGATCGGTAAAGATATTAAACTACACATGGGAGAGGAAGTCGAGTCGCGGGTGGCGTTAACCTCTGATGTTGGGGTCATTCTTAAACACCCAACAGTTGATGCGATATCCAAGGTCAACACAGAGGACTCTATGGAAGTCCTGATTAGTTGTATTGAATCGATTTATGATTCCACGACTGTCCACGATGTAAAAGACTACCCGAAACAGGAGGTTCTTGATTTCGTGGGGGCGTTAAATGTAAAAGAACTACAAAAACTCCAAAACTACTTTGACAACATGCCAAAGATAAAATGTGATATAACATACACATGTGAGGAATGTGGTAAAGAAAGTCGTCTGGTGATTGAGGGACTTTCAAATTTTTTCTGATTTGCCTCTCTCATGACACACTGGAGTCTTTGTACCGTGTGAATTTCTTGATGATGCAAGATCATAAATATAGTTTGACGGAACTAGAGAATTTAATTCCGTGGGAAAGACATGTATTCATTGGATTATTACAAGAGCATCTTGAGAAACAAAAAGAGGCGTATAAGGAACGATAATGGCATTACCACCTAGAGACGAAAAAGGTCGATTTACCAAACCACTCATGGAACTATTGGGTCCGCGAGGTGAGGATGAAAAGAACACTGATGCTATTGTCAATGCTGTCGAAGCATCTGCTGCAAAGATAACAAGTGCTGTAGATGAGGGTTCTGATGGTGCCGGTAAAGAGCAACGTCAAGAGGAAAAGAAAGATAGAAAAGGTCTTTTCAAGAGTCTATCCTCCACTATTCTGGGTGGCATGGGTGAAATTGGAAAGAACATAGGAAAAATTGGAAAGAAAGGTGGGGGTCTTGTAGAGTCTCTTCTTGGTAGTATTGGACTAGGTATACCCGCTCTTGGTATGCTCGGAGCGGGGTTGACTGGACTTGGGTTGTCAATTACCGGTGATCTCTTTCCAAAAATCAAACCAATTGTATCCGCACTTAAACTACTCGCTTATTCTGTATTTGGACCAGTCATTGCAATTATAGATTTTGCAGTCGGGTTCTTCAAGGGATTTGCAAACTCAGAAGAAAGTAACTTTGGTGCAAAACTTGTAGATGGACTAGTTGGTGGTGTTGCTCAAATTGTCGATACTCTTACATTTGGTTTGATAGGATTCGACGCAATCAAAGATTTCTTAGATCCGATTTATCAACCGTTCAAGGATGCATTCTATAATATTTCTGCCATTATCAATGATCCAGACAAAGGTATCTTTGGTAAGATCATGGGAGTGATCGGTGAGATATTCCTTGCAATTGGTAGATTCCAATTGAATATTATTACGAAAATAGGTGAAGTCATTGCTAACGTCGGGTCTTACATTTTATTTGACCTCGGTCCAATGTTGTTCGAGAAGTTGAAAGAGGGATTTAACTTCTTGTTTGATTTCTTTACAATCGAACTCCCTGCGTATCTCCCCGTAATATACGAAACGGTGAAGAACGCTGTCCTTGAGGTTGGCAATACTCTTTACAACTTCTTCTTTGAAACGGTTCCAAATTTCATCATGGAACTTCCGGGAATGATTGGTAACGCAGTCCTTCGAGTCGGAACTTATCTTTTAGATGTTTTCCAATATCCCATAACGGTTCTAGGTGAGTGGTTTACCTCCGCTAAACTTAGCATACAAATATTGATGGCGAAAGCAGCAAAATATATCGCAGAAGTCTTAAACGTGTTTGGTGCCGATGAGGATGATCCCGCCGTTATCGCAGCACAGAAAAAAATAGATCAATTTGAAAGAGAAAAAGCACAACTTGATGCTGTAGTGGCGGAGAGAAAAGCGATGGAGGCGAAGGAAGAGGCGAAGCAGGCGAATGAAAGATTTGAAAGACTTGCTCGTCGAGGACAAGATAAGGCACTTGGTGCGTACGTTCGTGGCATGGATAGAGATGAACAAAGATTGTTTATGGAGGCACGTGCCGCTAAAACCGGACAATCCATTCAAGAAGTGCAAAAAGAAATTATGTTTGCCGAGCAAGACCGATACACATCTGGAATGGAACGTCAGACACAAATAAATCAAATCAATACCACCAATGCACCGACAACGAATGCAATGGAAATGAACCCAGAACCATCAACCGACATAGAAGGTCGAGCGTTGGTGGGATCTGCTCAATTATCGGTATAATAAAAAAACCCCCGGATTTCTCCGGGGGTTTTCTTTGCTCCCTAACAAGAAGCATTGTCTCGATCAATCCTCACTAGCGAGTCGCTCGAAGTAGGACATTGCATCGTCCTCTTCAGTTGGTGCTGAATCCTGCACCGTGGGAGTTGTGGTTTCATCACGACCAAAACTCTCCTCAGACTCAAGCGATGTGTTTTCAGCAGTTTCCTTGGGTGCGGAACTGCCGAGGACCATATCGAGACGGGACTTGAGTTCATCATATGACTTGTAATTGCTGGGGTCGATGAACTCATTCAACTTATATTCGCTTTCCCACAACTTCTTCAGGCGATCATCATCACCGTCGAACAGTTCGGACATCGAATCGAATCCGGACTTGTCATAGTTGAGGAAACCTGCAACTTTGCGAATACGAAGTCTAAAGTTTGCACCTTTCCAGAAGTCGAAGGGGACAATTGCCTCTTCGTCTGAGAATTCAGGTTTCATTGCATCCTGAATCTTCTGGTAGATCTTGGTGCCGTAACGGTAAAGGAAAACCTTACCGTTGTTTTCGGGATTGGCAGGATCATCGACAACAAGGACGTTGGAGACATAACTCTTCTTTCGCTTGTATCGTTGGGAAACGAGATCCTTCTTTGCCTGATCCCCGCTGTTCCAGAGACGAGTGTTCATCTCCGAGACAGGATCTTTCTCCCCGAGAGTGGTACGGGAGTTTTCGATATACCAACCTCCCGGTCCCTGAAATCCGTGGGAATAGTAAAGTACAAATGGGGTGTCTTCACCCGGTGCTTCTGGGAGGAAGCGAATAGTAGCAGTGCCGGTTCCCGCATCATCAACTTGCGGTCGCCAGAAACGATCATCCTTGTACGAATTCCTCTTGGAATCATCCATTGCAGACAACTTTTCAATAAGTGCGTCTGAGTTCTTGCTGTTCTTTTTCATTGCTTCAAATGACATGTGTTTTATTCTCCTATGTCTGTTTTCAACTGTTTCCGTCAGTTGTATGTGTTAAGTATAACATCTGTTCTGTGTTTGTCAAGGGGTAGACCACAATTTTGGTGTCCTTGGCAAAAGATTTATTTCCTCGCCCTCGACCCTTATTTTTTCTTTGATTGGATTGCTGAGATATTTTGCCCCAAGAGACGGTTCTATTTCTAAATCACTACAAATTTCCACGACCGCTTCAATATACCCACATTCATTTTCTAATACATGTTTCTCTACTGATTTCGAGAATTCTTTTTCAAGTTTATCAAACATTATTTCTCCGTGTTCAAGGTTAAAAACTCACTACATACTATGTAGCATACACTATTAAATGGAGATTGTCAATGGCAAATGGAATTACAGCAGCAGATCATGTAACATTAAATTTAGGTGAGGGTGGTGCCGTAATTGCCACCGATTTTGTAGACTCGACCAGTATCGGATACGGTAGTGCTGGCACGGATGGTGGCAATGGACCTGCTCACTTTCAAGTCGTTAAATTGAGTACAGGCGGTGCAGGAGAGGTTGCTCTTTTATCAAAAACTGCTCCAGTATTTGCATCAATAGCATCCATAGGAGATTCTGGATATCTTGCAAATGGTTATCTCGCTATTCGTGGTAACACTATGGGAGATCAAGCAGTTCCCGTGAGTCTGTCGGGTGCAACCCTTGAAGTTAATAGTATTACCATAGTTGGGGGTACGATTGATCAGATTGCAAATGGTGTATCTGCTGACATTAGAAGTGTTGCCTCTGGAGTGACATTTAGTGTCGTTGGACCCGGATCTCGATCTGGGGGAGATCAAGCAGTATTCGTAGGAACCACGGCAACCGATACTGTTGCCGTCACTGGTGCCGTTGATATTGCAAATGTCGCACTTCCAGTTGGGATCACATCATTCACTAAGACCTTTAATGACTCAACATTACAGACGTTTAATGGATTTACTCTTTCCTCTGGTGTTAAAGTTAAAAATTACTACAGTGGTCTAGAAGGACTAACTCCGGGTGCATCTGGTCCGGGTGGTGGTCTCTTGTGTGTTGGATACACCGGCGCACTCGTCGCAGGAGCATCTACTGGATATTTGCTGTCACCGGGCGAGGAAGTTTTCATTGAAATCAATAACGTCGATAAAATTCTTGCAACATCTGTAAACTTTGACTCCGCAGAGTCATTTTGTCATGCTTCAATACTAGGAACATAACAAATGGGAGCAGCACGGCATCGCGTAACGGCAGGTAGACACTTAGGTGCTGGGC